ATCTACACGCGTAAGATCGTCGGCAGCGTCAGATGTGTATAAGAGACAGTGCTTAACGTGTGACGTGTCTACCATGCAGCGGCTGCCCTTCAATACGGCTTTCCCGTATTTTTTGCGGTTAATTTCGCTTTCTAAGGATCCGGCTAATGGATCCAGCGCAACAGTCAGTAGTTCGTCTATTGCCTTGCTGTTGTCCTGCACGTCCCCTTTCAGGATTGACGGAGGGATTCCTATTGCCCTCGCTGTAAAGTCGAATACATCATCATACAGTGCTTTTATGTCTCTTGTTGTTGTTTCATTGTAGTTCTTTGATCTGTTCGTTTCTGTGAATGTATACCCTTCGAATAATGGCAGAACTGCATTTTCACTTTCAAAAAATGTCTTAAAATAATCATTTAGTAATTTTTTAAGAGTATCATCAAAGTTTTTTGCATTCTGGGCTACGGCTGATATATCCAGAGTCCCTTTTGAGCCATGCGACTGCATAAAGGTCTTTGCTCCGTACTGGATCAGCTTCGCATAGGATCCATATAGCCCCTGCAGTATCGTATTTACATTTTTCCAGTTCGGTTTTAGGTAAAGAACATCTGTTGACCTAAATGACCTCTGAAAAGTGTAATCGTCAATCTGCACCTGACTGTATGTGTTCCCGCACAGTGCGCTTCTGGTTGTGCAGAATGAATCTGCTACATAAAGCTGTCCATCTATTCCTGCAACAACCAACGCTTCTCCATTCCGGAACATTTTTTCGATTAACTTATCAAAAAACTGCTGTTTGTTCTGGTTCCGATTTGGTTCATAGTTCCAGGTGTAATATTCATCCCGGAATATTTCGTCACCATTCAGGAATGTACGAATCTCGCATTTTCCTAACATTTTTGCAAGAATCTGAATTGCTCTTTGAAAAGCCAATTCCCTCAGATATATCTCTGTCATTATGCTCTCGATCGGATTGTCTGCAATCTCAATTCGAGACACATTTTCAACCGACTGTTCTGGTTCCGGCTGCTCTGGTTCTGGCTTCCCCCGTATCAGATTCCTGAATGAAAATCCCAACCTTTCTCACCCCCTTTCAGTAAGTCATAACCCCAATGTCAGGCACTGCTGCCGTTTGTGCGTATGGGATCATATCCTCTATTGTCATTGATGCGACAAGTGCCATGAACGGGTCAGTTTTTCTGCTTTTCGCTTCAATTTTCCCGTAAACATAGTTTCCTATGTCTGCATCATCTTTCTTTCCCGGTTTTCTCCCGTATGGGATCATTTTTGTATTGTTCGTCCCCCAGCGGAGCACTGGATTGTCTCCCCAGATAAAATTGTCATTTGCAAAGCAACTGTCTATTACTGTTGCAACCCTCATTATGTCTGAGGGACGTACAAGTTTTAAATTTTTATATACTTTTGCATCGAATCCGATTTCCCGGAGTGCTGCTGCCAACAGAGCATAGCGGAAATCATCAATCGCAATTCCTTTTATGCAGTATTTCATCATTGCCACCTGAATATAATCAGTGATGATCTCCGGATGTATCTCCACATCATCCACCATTGTCAGCAGTCCTCTTCGTCTCCATTCTTCCAGAGGAGCTTTTATCCTCGGAATATCTTTTGACTGGCTGCATAGCCATGAATGACTGATGTCATACCGGATGTTTTCATCTCTGAAATGCAGATTTACAGAAACAAGGTCCGTAATCTTCGAGAAGTCAATCCCGCAGGTGCATGTCCACCCTGACAGATCCGGTATTTCTCTGTTCGTGAGCTTTATTTTCTCATACGAACATACTTTTATGTCTGTGGATCCGCTTGGGATATTCATTCTCTTTGTCATAAATGCAGTGAGACGTTCAGGATGCGCTAACCAGTCATTGTACTCTTTTCGCATTTCTCCCATTAACGTCGGGAGATATGGCAAGGACGGATTTGCTTTTTCCCAGTTCTTTTCGTCGTATACTTCTTCTTTGTTGTCCAGTCTGCAGATAAATGGCAGCATACCATTGTCCGGAAGATCATCAAAAAGAATATCCGTCGCTGTCCCAAGCATATCGTCAAGTGGTCCTTCTCTTATATCTCCCTGGGTGGTGTAGTAGGACCGGCGCGGATGTGGTTTCTTTCCAAGTCCGGTTGTGAACACTTCAATGTTCTTGTAGTCCTGATATTGATGTATCTCATTGAACACCACCATACCGGAGCGCATTCCGTCTTTTCCGGATGGGTTGTTTGTACGTCCCAGAATCGTTGATTTCGTTTCTGTTCCTACTACCTTCTCAGATGTCCAGTAATAGAATTTTTTTAATTTTTTCGTATGTTCAGGCGTTTCAAGAGCTTCCACCACGTCTTTGACGGGTCTTAGTGCCTGATCTTCGTTATTTGCACAAATATCTACGTCATACGCCCTGATTCCGTTATACGGACTTACCAGGCAGGCAGATTCCCACGCTATTGTTCCATCCTTCCCCGCGCCCCTTCCGAGCATACAGAAAAGATCCGGCCAGCGCGGAGTCTTTGATACCCTCCAGTATGTGCAATCGTGCAGTCCCACGACAAAGATCTGCCAGGGAAATAGCTTTTCAAACGGGAAATATTTTGCAATCCCGATATATTTCGTCAGCTGTTCGCTGTCTGTGTATATGTCTTCGTTTTTGAAACAACTTCTGACGTGTGATACCAGTGCTTTGACTTCCCTGGAAGCTCTGATTTTCTCAGACTCTACGGCCTCCATGAACTCCTCTATGCGTGGATCACAATTCGTCATCATCATCCCCCTTTATTGTTTCTTTCGTTGTCAACTCCAGCTTGTCCAGAATCATCAGCATCTGTTTGTTGACAGCAACCAGATCTTTGACCGACTGGTTCTGTTTTACAATCGTTGCTTTCCCGCTTGCGGATGTGGTCTCAAAGGTCACTCCGCGCTTTTTTATATCTGTTTTTAGCTTCTTTTTGACATCATAGAGGGTCATATAGTCGTCCAAAAGGTCTTTGAAGACGGAAATATCTGCCTGTTTTTTTCTCAGCTGCTCTTTTAAGCTTTCTAATATATCCGCTTTTTTTTCGGCCATTTTTTCACCCCTATTTTTTTATTTTTTCATCATGTGCGACCTTTCGCAGATTTGTCGAGGCCACCCACCGGTCTCCGACCGGCCGCCAAAAATCGCAATTTTTTCGACCGGGGGGTATATGCTTTTTTCGTTCCCTTACTGATTCTTCTCAGCTTCTCTGTGATTCCATCCACTGTTTCATTGACTGCTGCCACATCCTCAATCAATCTGTCCAGTTGGCCACGTTCCACATTGATTTCTACCGTGAAGCTCTGCACTGGTTCCTTGTGTAGTATCCCGTACCCAAACGGAATCAGTGGACCTCCTCCGCAATCTGCACATGTGCATCCATCTGCTTTGCTTCTGTGTACAATGTTAACCATTCCGCATCCTGCGCAATTCGTTACCAGATAGTCTGCTGTATCGTTTCCTGTTCTTCTCATCTCAATCCCATCTCTCCTCTGTGATTGGCTGCTGCCGTTTCGGTTTTCTGTAACCATGCACTGCTTCATGGCACTCATGGCAAAGGCTTATTAGGTTTCTTTTCTTCACTCCATGCCACTCGTACCATATGTCCAGAGCCATCTCCGGATGTCTCTTCACGTAATTTACATGATGTACTGTCGTGGCTGCTGTGTATCTGTGATGTTCTTTGCACCTCTGACATTCATTATGATCCATCAGCAACACCTGCTGCCTGACCTGCTTCCACCTGGTCCACACATAGAACCTGTGTATATCGTTCGCTACGCACCAGCGCACGAACTCTGTTTCCTGTTGCGTCATATTCCTCCTAACTTAAAAGAGGGCCTGCATATAGCAAGCCCTCTCTCGCGGGGAACGATTATTCGTGGCTTTCCTGAATACCACGTTATCAATATATCACTTATTTTGTCCTTCGAGTACCGTATTACAGATATTCCTTTATCTTGTCTTTGTTATTGTTTCTCAGCTGTGCCTGGTACTTCTGTATTGCTTTCTGGAAGTTCTCCATACTCTTTCTGTACGTTTCTACTTCCGCAATGTTCTTTTTACCGAACATACGTCTGTACCTTGCCTGCATGTTCCTGATCCGTATCAGCATTCCTTTCGTCTTGTTATCCTTTAACAGTACAATATACTTTTTTCCACACTGTTTGCACTGAATGTATTGGATGTCCAGTTCTGTCTCTGGTATATGTTCTTCCTTTACGGTCTGCTCCATCTGGGCTTTGCATTTATCGCATTCTATCATTTAATCCTCCTTGCTATGATACTGTAAAACCTCCTACGCATTTCATAGAAGTATGATCTCTCGCATGGAATGCCTCTGGCTTTCATGGTCTGAAATGTGCAGTATTCTGTTGTCACGTAATACAGTAGATATGGATATAGCTCTTTTTCTTTTCCGACTGCTTCCATGGCTGCGTCTTCAATCTTCTTTATCTTGTGTGTGATCTCTGCCGCTTCCATGGCTGCGTCAGCAGTTGAGTCAGAACAGTTATGTGATCCCGGCTGTCCAGTCAGATTCTGTCCGGCTCTTGTGTCTCTCTTTACGGCCAGCTCCTCTTTCCACTCTGTATACTGCAAGCAATAGTTGTATGCGGTCTGAAAAGCTCTTTTTGATATATTATATTTCTTTCTGTTCAGCGGTCTCACGTTTGGCATTTCTACTCTCCTTTATTTCTCTGCTTTTATATCTGGTCTTCCCATCCCAGTCTCTGTCCGCACTGATCGCAGTAGTTATGTCCATGCTGGTCTGTTGCTCCGCATACCGGACACTCCCAGAGGCCGTCCTCTCTCTGCGAAACTCTGCAAGGGGTTTCTTTTCCTTTCGCAATCAGAAGTTCCTCATAATGTGCTTTTGTTGTGATTATGTATTCGTTCTGTGTCTCAATCTCAGTGTCGCTGCAAAGGAATGGCTTCTGTGCTACGTTATCAATAACTTTCTTTACGTCTCCTATGTCCATCATAGCTTTAATCCTCCATTATAAAATTTTTTCCGAAGATCTTCATAAACTCTGTTCTGCTTCCCCAGTTTTCCTCAAAAGCTCTCTGTCCATCTTCATGCAGCATGGCCATGATCTTCTTATTTGCGTGTACAGCTTCCGGTCCTGTTCCTGCAAGATGATGTATATTGCAGAGATACACCTTTAACCCGTAATGTCCTGAATGTGTCCGATTCGGACACCCTCCAAATATGTGATGTTCCTGGAGCGCCTGGTATCGTCTGTAATTGTTATGCAGTTTCATACAAAGATAGCAAGTGCCACTTTCTTTGCTGTGCATGATACTCGGTCTTTCCGGCTCTTTCTTTTTACTCCTTTTTTTCTTTTTCTGTTTCGGAAACGACTGCATTCTTTCTCTCCTCCAGCTTTTTCCTGTAACTTTCGTGATAATCTTTCAACTAGCGTGTCTGTCTTCTCTGGTTAACGATCACTTTTACTTCAATAGCGTCCATTATTGCTCCTTTCTCAGCTAAACGGCAGTTCTTCCTCTATTCCATCCGGAATGTTCATAAATCCATCTGCACCATCCGCAGGAGCTGGCGGCGGTGTCTGTTTTGGCGGATAGTAAGCCGCTCCGTTATCTCCAGATGATTTACTTTCAGCAAATTCCTGTTCCTCTACTACAATCTCTGTCGTATATACCTTCTGTCCTTCTCTGTTCGTGTAACTTCCTGTCTGTATACGCCCAGAGATTGTAATTTTCAATCCCTGTCTGAAATATTTCTCTGCAAACTCCGCAGCGCGGCCAAAAGTCACGCAATTGATGAAGTCTGCGGTTGCTTCGCCGTCACGATGGAATCTCCGGTCTACTGCAAGTGTATATCTGGTAATTGCCAGGTTGTCTCCGGAAGCGTAGCGCACTTCCGGATCTTTGGTTAAACGTCCCATTAAAATTACTTTATTCATCACATTCTCCTCTTGAATCTATTTCTTGGAGGTCTTGCCCCCCCCCGTTTCGTTTTTGTTACATATGCTGTGCGGCGTGAGTTCATTTCCATGTCGATCAAATTTCCACACTGTAAGCATTCCTGCGTCAGTTCTGCAGTGTTTCTGTTTGTCATGTACTTCCATGAACTTCCGCAGGCTTTGCACTCTGCATACATTGGTTTTAAAGCTCTAAGCTGTGTTACGTGTCCGCATTTCTTACATTTGTGCTGTGTCTCTGGCTCTTTTGCGTTGTACGAGATTGTCTCTCCACATTCTTCGCAACGAATATGCAAAAATCCTTTGTATTCTTCTGCAGCTTCGCTAATCGTTGTCTCCGGTACCTGATCTGTTTCCTTTTCCGGATCTTCAATCTCAAAATCATCATTTTCGAAATCATACTTTCGTGCCAGTTCTGTCACATCCTTGAGGAAATCATATTCTTTCGAGTCTGAGATCCGTACATGCAGTGTAAAATTACCGGTTTCATTTTGAATTATCATTTCCATTTGTCTTTTTCTCCCTTACCATTACTATTTTTGTATCTTTGATGCGATACGCTCTTGAATCTCCCGGATGTTCTGTCTCAAGGATGCGATCCTCCAGCAACATTGCTATATGTCGTCTAACTGTTGCTTTTGACAGTCCTGTATCTGCCGCAATCTCATAAGTAGCCGGTGGATAACAGTGCCGCTTTATGTATTTAACAATGAATTTCAGGATCTTCTCTCTGTTGTCCTCCGCCTCTGCTGTTGCATAGTTCAATTCCATTCACCTCTTTTTCTGCGGTGTGCTGTCAATGTTTTTGTTGTATTTACCACATTTCTCGTATTTACTGCGTATGAACTTTCCGGAACTTCGGAAATGTTGATTCCTATGCCTGCAAACAGTTTTATCAGTGCATCCGCTGCCTTTCTTATCGTTACCCTGTTACCGGCCCATGCTTTTGTGAATTGTGTTACAATTTCTTTCAGCTTCTCGCAGTCCCAGGAGTAGTTTACTGTCGTTTTCTTTCCTCCCCACGGCTTGTTTATTGCCCGGTGATAGCTTTTCCCGGAATACTTCATTTTCTTCGGTGGATTTTTTCCGGTGACCTGTTTGAATAATTTCTTTTTTTGTCTCTTATTCATTTCTTTCCTTTCTCGTTGCTCAGCAGCCGATCACAGACGAACTCAAATTCTAACAATAGTTCAAAATCCGTCTTTCTACTCAACTTTCTGTCAATCTCTTCTACCTTGTACTCTCCGAAAATACGATCCCCGGAGGCTCTTGCGTTGTTTATCTGAGCAGTTGTACAATGTAGTTCTTCCTTGATCTCTCCGCTTGTTACATTCTCCAGAATCAGATCACCAGATCTATTTCTTACCTCATACAGTTTCTTGACCATTTTGCCCTCCTTAATGTCCGGCAAGGAATGTTTGCATCATTCTAGTTCTCCAGTCTGTCTGTTTACCCGTCCATTTTTCGCACTGATCGTCGTCCTCTACCAGGCGGCCGGTGCGATCGCAAAGACCACAATCATTTTCTTTACAGGTTTTGCAAGTCTTCTCCATTTTCTTCCTCCACTTCACTTTTCTTTCAGTACTACCTGAATCTGTTTCAATTCTTTCAGGGTTGCTCATGCAATGTCCAGATGCTCGTCGGATGTTTCCTCGTCAATGTATTCCCGAATCAGCTCTTTCAGCATCTCCGGGTCCACTACAATTTTCAGGTGTTTCACCATCGCTTCTCTAATCAGTTTCGAACACTGCTTGTCTGTCAGGTCTTCTTTGTTGTCAATCTCTTCCAGTGCTTTGTTGTATTTCTCTGTATCGAACTCATAGCAGTCCATCAGCTCGCTTGTGAACTTCTTGCTCCGGTTCGTTGCCAATCGTGCCTCTTCTGCCTTTTCTCTCAGTTCGTCCAGTGTGTCTAAGCTAATTGTTGCCGTACCGTCCATGTCTCCTGTCTCCTTTCTGTTTATTTCTCCATTTCAATTCCACTGTCAATAAGTTCCTGCATTTCTGCGTCCAGAATGCGGACGTAAGTTCCTCTTACCATCCGCATTACTTCCGGGCTTAATTCTTTTGTGTTCTTTTCTGATACCAGGCTTTTAGCCAGGGTGAATACATATGCAACGCTTTTATCTTCTGTAACAGTGTCTTGAAATTCAATTACAAGGATTTTTCTTCCCTCATGGCTTATGATCCATGCGTTTTTTACGATTTCCTTGTGCATTTCAAGGTGAATATAAATCGGCTTTTCCTGCAATTGTTAACCCTCCTGACTTTCGATTATCTTTTTGATGATTCTAAGTCCTCCGACAATTAACTGCTGCCTGTAAATTTCCATCCATGGAAGACCTGGCTCTTTTTCTTCTACTTCAAGAATTTCTTTGAGGTTTCTTTCTTCGTCATACAAATAGCCTGTTATTTCTGTGCTTGTCGGTACCTGAATATCTTTAAGTGCTTCCTCCCATGTGCTCGGAATCATTCCCCAAGTATTTGATTTTTTATCCTGCTGCTTTTCGGCAGCGTTTTCTTCCTGATCTGCTGCTTTTTGGCAGCGTCCTTCCTCCGCATCAAATTCCGGCGAATATGGATTATATAAATTTTTCGCTTCTACGACCAGACGGCCGTACTTCATTGCTACTTTTTCCTTTTTGACCGTAATTTCCAAACCTGCTGCAAATCCCATGAAAGTATATTCAACTTCGTTTCCGCTAACTGCATGCCATCCATACGGTGCTATCTCTTTTTGTACTGCTTTTGCCGCTTCGCCATTATTCTTGCACTGTCTGCATATTCTCATAATTGTTTTTAATTTGTTTGGATACGCCTCAAACAACGCTTTTACTGCTTCTGCTTCTGTAAGTGTGCTCTGTGGCTTCTCCGGAGCGTCTACGGATACTATGCGGACTGGCTTCTGCTTCTTTCCGAATCTTTTCACCAATTCCTCAGACAATTCATTCCATGTCAGACTGTACTGCATTGTACTATCGGGATTGAATGTTATTCCCTCTTTGTTTGCCTGATAATTGAAATGTCCGTTTCTGATCCTGACATCCCGGTACCGGATACTGATTAAGTATGCAGCCATTCTCGTGTCGCATTTGAGGACTCTTTCTCTTTCGCCTTTATTTAAGGCTTCGAAGAATCTTTCTATCTGTAGCTCTGGCTGTACCGGTGTGTCGTTCTCTGGCGGTCGCTGCTGCCCTGTCGCCTGTTCAATCGTGAATTGTCCAGGAATGTCTCTGTTGTCTTCCTGGAGTTTCTTAAAAGCTCTTACTTCCGCTTGCGTTATGATGTCGTGCTCCATGTAGTGCTCCATAGCCTGCTTCTGGTATTTTTCATCCAGATCTGCAAGTTCACGGGCTACTGTGATGTTGATTTTTGCGGACTGAAACTCTTTCATCCATTCCGGGCTGAGCTTCTTCTGGACTGCATGGTATCTTTCCATCTGTGTTCCAGACACTCCGATTGTCTCCCGCACCATGTCTCTTGTTTTACCTTTCAGCTCTGTGAGTTCTCGCAAGCCTTTTATGATTTCTTCTGTCTCAAGAGCTTCTTTCATCTTCTCCCAGTCCGTTTTTTCTCTGAACCGGTTCGCCTGGATAACTGCCAGCTTTTCCAGAAGCTGCGTTGTCTCATGGTCTTCTTCGCCATCCTCCAGAAACATTTTTCTTGTGTCGTCCTTAACTGTCGTGTATTTGCAGTTAATTTTTCTAAATTCCTCATGTCCTTCCTCTACAAGCATTCTGCAGCACATTGTCCTGCAGTGTCCGGAAATTATGTGATCTTCCCCGTTTACGTCCTCGATCAGGACATCCTGCATTACTCCAAACAGCTGAATTGAATTTTTCAGGCCCTGGAGCCGGTCCGGGTCTGTCCCGTAGAAATTTTCTTTCGACGGGACAAGTTCGAACACGTCTCTGTATACGGTATCGCTTGTATTTTCCTGCTGTACCTGCTTTGGACGTTTGTTTACCATATCAGCAAGATTAAAAGCCATTAGTCCTCCTCTCCTTCCTTTGCGTATTTCACTGCAGTTATGTATTCGTTTACAAGATCTTCATAGTCTTTCGCTGCCAGTGAGCGCGGAGAATACAGAGGAATCGGTATCCTTGCGTATGTGCTTTCAGATACCTTTCTTGAGTATCTTATTTTTGTCTTTAGCATTGGATAGCCTGCTGCCCGGATCATTTCCAGCCCCTGTCTCTGGGCTTCGTTTCTTCTGTCGTACTTCGTGATAAAGATCCAGAAATTTTCCAGATCTTTGTTCAGGTCTTCTTTTGTGTATCCGATCTGGCTCACCAGCTCCGGCAATCCCTCGGTTGTATTGTCGTCAATCTCAACTGGAATCAGTACATCATCACACGCTGTCAAAGCATTAATCGTAGACACGTTGATGTCCGGAGCGTTATCAATAATGCAAAAATCATACTGATTTTTCACGCATTCAAGAGCGTCCCTGATACGGAACTGCTGCGGGCGCGTCTGATCTAACATAACCGCCTGATTTGCACTAAGCAGACGCATATTTGCCGGAAGGACATCCAGACCTGCGAAATCTGTGTGCTTAATGAGCTTATTCATCCAGTCTTCCGGATGTCTGGCTGTCATAATTCGGTCAATTCCTTCCCCGTCCTGGGTACGGCGGTTTAATCCGCGTGACGCGTCCCCCTGCTTGTCATTGTCCACCAGGAGAACTCTGTTTCCCTGGCTTGCAAGAATATACGCGACGCTGTTTGATGTAATTGTCTTTGCAACTCCACCTTTTAAATTTATTACTGCGATTGTTCTCATAATCGTTTCCCCTTTTTTTGTCATTCTCTTTCTTTTCCTCTGCTGCAGCCTTCGAACGCTTCTAACCTTCCTCCTAATCCACGATCTGTTCTGCAGTAGCACATCGTTTTATCATCACATGCTCTATATTCGCACTCTCTGCAAAGTACAATTCTTCTGTACTTTTTCAGCAACTTCCAGGCCTCACTCTGGCTGAAAGAATTGATTTTGTCATATTCTGTCTTTATTTTGCTTATGTGCTTACTCATTTCGCACGAACTGCAGAAATAATACTCAAGTGCTTCCTGGCTTGTTGTCTTTTCTCTATACTGGCAAATATTGTCGCAGATGTAAGTCTCCAGAGCTTCAATGTCTGTGTCTATTCCTTCGCTTTCGGTCTTCGTCAGCGCGGCGCATCCATTCAGGTTTTCCTCCTTCTGGTTCGCTTTCAAAGTAAATCCCTCCTTTCCGGTCTTTATAGTATGTGAATCTGTATCCGGATTTAATGATCTCACCCAGATACTCCATTTCTGCCGGGTTCTGTTCCGGTCTCAGGCTCCATCCCTTTCCCCATATTTCCTCCGGCTTCACGTTTCTTCATTTCCTCCTGTAACCATGCTGAATATGTATGTTTCCCAGTCTGTGAGGATATTGTGATATTGCACTCCTGCAGCTTCTTGCAGGCTGTCTCCCACTCCTGGGCGTTCTTTATCGGTTTTCCTTTTGTGTCCTTGAATCCTGCTGCCATCATGTCGTCAGTTTTCAGAATCCGCGTTGCAACAAATGCGTCTCTTGTATATACGCATACTTCACATTCTTTGTGAAAATGTCCCAGGGCTTTTATAAGGGCTTTCAGGTTCGTCTTGTGATATGTTCCCTCAATACTTCCGAATCCCTCTCTGGTTATCGGTGTGCCTTTGAATATCGTTTCGATCACATACCCATATTTACGCTGCATACATTCCTGGGACTGCTTATCTGTCTCCAGATATATGTTTACCTTCATGCCCTTTCCCTCTTTTTCTTTGCTTTCTTCTTTTCCTGTTTCGGCAATCGAACCGTTCTGATCAGAGTGTATGACCTGTACTGGTAGCCTGTCAGATCATTTATTCCTTCATGCAGTGAGTCTTTTTCCACCTCCCAGCCCTTCGGTACTCTGACTTTTCCCCATGTCTTCCAGTGTTTATACACTTTTTTCTCTGGCTCCGGAATTGGAAGGTTGCGTGATGCGGAATAGTTTGCCTCTTTCAGCCTCTTGTCCGTCTCCGGTGTCTTCGTTATGTAGTTGGCCAGTTTCTCAAACTCGCCTTTTTGATACAGGAGCTGATTCTGTATCTGTCCGTGCTTCCACGCTTTTGCAAGAATAACATCCGTGTCAGGAATCCTGTTCACTATGATGTGAATGTGCCAGGCTCCCCTTGTGCCGACTTCTATATTCCGCATCCATTTCAGTTCTGCTCCTCTTTTTTTGTATTCCCTTCTGAGTATCTGCAGAAATGCTTTCCAGTCTTCCTTTGCTTCTTCCATGGATTCCGGTCTTTTGTCCTTCTCGTATGATAATCTTGTGAAATAATCGTCTACGTCAAAATTGTTCCGGAGCTTCCACCTTGCTAGTCTCTCCCTGTTGTATCTGTTCCTCTTTGCCATCTGTTCCGGAGTGGCTTTCTTTTTCTCCTGCCTCTCCTGTCCTGGTGCTCCATACTTTGCTGTGTGATATTCATACACCTCTATGGCATTCCGGAACCTCATTCTTTTACTCATGTAGCTCATTATCGTATCCCCTGTTTTGAATCCATCTTTAATACTCTTAGCAAGTAAGCAACAGGGGCTTTCGTTCCCCTGCTTTTTCTACTTACTTTCATTGATTTTTCAAGGATCCGGCGTTGCCGTCTTCTAGTTTACATAATATCTTTTTTCATTGCTTCAAAATATGTTCTCGCGGCTGCTTCCGTCATGTCGTGAATTGTTCCTGACTTAGTTTCAAAACCTATGCCATTAATCAATCTTTTTGATATAGCTGTCGCCTCTGGGTTTTCTTTTTCGATTCCTTCTGTGATGATATGTAATGCAGCTATGGCAAAAGCTATATCTCCGCTCGGCATAATCTCCAGATTTTTCTGCAATTTATCTACCCATAACTGTGTACGTTCTAAGTAGAGTCTTGCAGTCTCTTCCTTATCTGCTTTTACGATTTTCTCCACAAATTCAATCCAGCCATCAAAATCTTTTTTTATCATTCCCGTTCCTCCTTGACATTTCCCCGTATTTTCTTTATACTATTTGAAAAGGTTGTTTTTTCTTTTTGCTCTCACGTTGGCGGACGTGAGGGCTTTTTTCATGTCCTGTATCCTCTCCTCAATCCAGATCAGGCCGGAGAGGATGCAGAAAGATACTGAAAACGTCAGAATGATTTCCTGCATTCTGCTATCGATTATCCAGATTGGCAGCATAGAAACCAGGTACCCGGATACCAATGAAATTATTATTTTTCGTTCCATTTTTTTGTCTCCTTATGTAGTTGTCATAGTTCAAGCTGTTTCCTCTTTTTCTTTTGGCTTTTCCTTCACTTTTACGGTGATCTCAACGCCATGCTTCTTTGAGAGGATCATGGCAAGGGTTTCGTAAAATCTTACCGTATTGAATGTTCCTTGCGTTTCCATCTTCTTCCCCTCCTAAAACTCAAATTCTACTGCAGGAGCTGTCGGCATTGGTGTATATCCGCCAGCCAGCTCCAGGCGTCTTATTGCTTTGCGTCGGCTTGCTTCGCTGTTGTCCCAAGCATATTCGTATCCATCCGGAGCCGGTCCGCGTTTTGTTTTCCCGTTACAACGATCAGTGATAGCTTGTCGACTCAAAAAATTCTTTTTCGCTGCTTCTCTCGCAGATCTGTAATATTCCACATCCTGTCCGCAACTGTCCAATTTCACGACTATTTTATTTCTGGAACTGTAACCGGTCAGCTTTCCAAGTTCCTGTCTGGGTATGTATGCTATATTGTTTATGTGATTCTCAGACTGCATTCCGTTCTTATGATACGGAACCGCACCGTCAGGAACAGGTCCTAAAAACGTCCTTGCAATCAGAGAGAGAACTATCTCCTCTTTCGCTTTTCCGTCTTTTGTGAGCTTCACAACCAGGCGCTGACTCCCTTTCATTTTTTTGTGATAGGGAGTCATGCTGCGAAACTGTCCGGATTTCAAAGTTCTCCGGATGTTCCCCTCTGTGCTTGCCTGGTATTTGCCGTCATATCCTGGAATATCTTTCCATCTTTCAATCAAGGTCGTCCCTCCCTTATGCCGGCTTTTTCTGAGCCGACATGCTTGCACCCACCTTGACGCCTTTCAGGAATGTATCCATCAGTGTCTGCTTTGTGATGTTTACAGACTTCAAAAATGTCGTTAATTCTTCTGCTTCGGCTTTGTCTTCCATGTTCAACATTGTCTCCATGTTCTTCTGTGACATATCTTTCACCCCTCTTTCTGTGGCTTACCTCATCAGTAGACACGTTGCCATCGTGTCCAGACGGTTTTTTCTTCCCGTTTCGACTTGATTCTTGACTTCTTCCTATTCTTTTCTTATTCTGTATGTACAGGCTTAGCAGAGCCGAGTACATACAGAAAGGAGAGTATATTATGTGTGTTTCCGATCGTGATTCCGCGTTGATATGTAATAATGGTCATATCATTAACGGAAGTTTTCGCACTCAACCGCAGAGAAATCAGCAATTCTGCAGTGATTGCGGAGCACCGACAATTCATACGTGTCCACATTGCGGCAGGGAAATCCCTGGTGATTATGCTGGTGATTTTTGTTATGCTATTTCGTGGGATGTTCCAAACTATTGTGGATATTGTGGAAAGCCGTTTCCGTGGACTGAATCCGCAATCGAAAGTGCTTCTTTGATAATCAAAGAAGAAACAGAATTGTCTGAAGAACTCAAACAGCAAGTAACTGAGAGTATTCCTGACATCGTTTCTGAAACGCCGCGAACAACTTTGGCCGCTGTGCGAATAAAGAAAGTCCTTTCGAGCGGAGCTTCTATTACAGCTGAAATGCTCCGTCAGTTTGTAATAGATTTCGGTTGCGAGTTGGTTAAAAATTCTTTGGGATTATGATTCTTTAAGTTCTAATCTGTAACCTGGGCAGCTACTCTCATTGCAGTTGTAGCTGCCTTTTTTTACCCAACAATCACAGACCAGTTTTAATTTAGTGCCACAGTTTGTACAAAAATTATCCTGTGTGGAAACTTGTGCGTTTCCACACACTGGACATTTTTGCATTTCTGGACGTCTCTGCTCTGTTTCAACCACTACCCAATCGTCCGCTATCAGATCATTAGCGGTTGGGTTCCAGCATCTTCCTGGCCTCTTTTTCATATCTTCAGTTAAAACGTAACAGCATTCACTGGAGTTAGTAGGAAGAATCATAAATCCCATCTCAAAAAGTCCCATTCTTGTGATTGGTTTCTTTTCTTTCAGTGCTTTTTCTACTGCTTCATAGATTTTCATTTTTTCTTCACCTTTTCTTTATTATCTTTTAACCAGATTGTCGAACGAATCTGATTGATTATTTTGCTTCATGCTCCTATTCTGTAGATACAGGATGTTGCAGCATCCGAGTTTTACAGAATAGGAGGTTATCATATGTATAAAGACATCAGTGTGGAACAGCGTACCCATGATCTTGCAGTTCAAGCGGTTATACATAACTATCAGCTTCGCGGTGAAAAAATCACCGAGATAAATGCTTTTGAGTTTGCTGTAGAATACCGTAGTCTTCTGAAAGAGATTCGCAATTCTATTTCAGAAGGTCTGTCAGATCTTGAGTGAGCACTAATCGTTCCTCAATGTCGGCCATGATTTTTTCAACTTCTTTTGGAGTTTCTTGGCCGATCATCTCCAACTGTCGCATTGTGAAGCCTTTTTCAGGTAATGTTTTTAAAAATTCCCTGAGTGCTTCCAATGCGGCAGTTCTCTGTTTTTCCCATTCTTTATATTCCATTATTTTCACCTCCTCTCTTTAACCTGCCATCATCAGAGCCGGGTGGTTAATCTCCAGCTGACGGTCATTACTGACCGTTTCAACTATTATTTTTGAATGTTGTCTTACTTTTTCCATTGGTACGATGTACATGCTATACACTGTTTACATTTTTCCAGTGGTTCGTCTGATGTTTCACTTCCGAACCCCAGACAGGTTCCATCGCTGTCTCTTCCTGCGCTTCCAATCTTCTGCTGTATGCTACATGCCTGGATTCGTTTCTCTATCCTGCACTCTTTACAGATGATTTTCTTTCCAACTGTGCATCCTCTCCTTCTTGCGTACTCTGCAGCCCATCCCCTGCTAACTCCGTTATTGTCGGACCTCCAACCCGTAACCCATTTACCGCAGATATCGCAATATACATCCGTATCTACCTTTCTTGTGATTGCCATTTATGTTGTGCTCCTTTTTGGTTTGCCATTTGGTTTTATTTGGTTGTTTAACTAAATATATCATGCACATTTTGGTATGTCAACCATTTTAATTAAATTTTTCATTCTTTTTTGGTTGACTAACCAAATTTATCGTGTTATATTTTTATTAAGCAGAAAGGAGGTATTGATTTGAACGAACGTATACGGCTGTTGCGTGAGAAAAAAGGTCTGTCTCGCGCAGCCTTTGGCGAACGCATTGGAGTCAGTGGAGATGTGATCAACAATCTGGAACGCGGACGTGTAGAAGTAAAAGAACATATAATAAAATTAATTTCTACAGAATTTGGAGTTACAGAAGAATGGTTGCGAAATGGCACAGAACCTATGCGCATACAACCAGAGACATTCAGTCTTGATGAATTTGCCGCACAACATAATGCGACAGATCTTGAAAAGGAAATCATTAAGACTTATTTTGAAATCGATCCAGCAATCCGGAGACAGATTCTGAATCACTTTAAAGAGAATCTTATGGGTGCTGGTGGTGCTCCAGACAGCCCAGAAGAATTAGAAATTATGCACCCACCTGTTACAGGTGATGAAAAAACAAATGCTGGATAATAAAACACCCAGCTGCAACTAACTATTTATTTAAGTATTATGATTTGAGTTCCCCCATTAAAGTCAAGATTAATATATATAGTATTGTTGCTGTGATAATACAAAGCGTATATTTTGCAGTTGCCGTAATGTATGTATTTTCTTTTCACCATTGTTTCCACACCTTCCCGTTAGTAAGTAACAGCTGGGTGCGGGAAACATTATAAAGGGGAAACTCATCATAATACTACCGGTAAATCTTTCCAATACAGGAGGTATATCATGAGAAAGAAAATGCTTGCACTGTTGCTTTGCGGAATTGTGGCAGCATCTCCAGCTCCAGTCCTGGCAAAATCTCAAAAAAGTGCAAAACAAGAACAGTCAAAAGATTCCAAGAAAGATAAAAAAGACAAAAAGAAAGAAGTTAAAGCCGGTACTTATACCATTGATGATATTGAGTTCGATTATTCTCCGGAAGTTCGCAATGACGTCACCGGAAATTGGAAAATTTCTACTATTGTAGATTCTGATGCAGATGTCTTTGATTACTGCGTAGATTATTATAAAGAAATGTTTGTTTCTGATGACGAAATTCATGGTATTGTAAATTTCAGCACGAACACAACCTCCAAGATTTCTGTTCTTTATGAAGGAGTTCTGGATGTGTGTACATACGATTATGTTGACGGTGAAGAACATGACGCAAAACTGTTATTCGGCGGAGATCTTCTGAAAGAGGATTTTATTTCCATTGAGACCGGAGAACCAGTTGAGTTTTAATTTCAAGTAAAATAAAAAACCGTCCCAGTGTTGGCGCACCAGGACGACTTTGTGAAAACTCTGCAGCTATCAGTTGATGCTACAATTCTTTTCCAGACAATTAGAATTATAGCACGAACTGATACGCCTGCATAGGTGTATTTTTTATACCCATTTTTAAGGAGTGATATGTTATGAGTATAACAAATGTTGCTATATATGTACGTGTCTCCACAGACCGACAGGCGAAAAAGGGAGACAGTATTGATGAACAGCTCTCTACCTGCAAAGCTTATATTGCATCCAAAGAAAACATGGTTCTGGCCGGAACCTACATTGACGATGGAATCTCCGGCAGGAAAATCAAACGTGGAGATTTTGAGCAGTTGCTTGATGATGTCCGACTCGGACGCGTAAATCTGATTATATTTACTAAACTTGACCGTTGGTTCCGTAGTCTGAGACATTATCTGAATACGCAGGCGATTCTCGAAGCGAATCACTGCGACTGGCTTGCTGTCGATCAGCCGTACTTTGATACGACCACACCGCATGGCCGGGCTTTCGTCGCACAGTCTATGACCTTTGCAGAGCTGGAAGCAGAGAACGATTCTGTCCGGATCCGGGATGTGTTTGACTATAAATACCGGCAGGGTGAAGTTCTGGCCGGAAAAGCACCTCTCGGATTTTCCGTTGAAAACAAACATCTTGTACCTAATCAGGACGCTGAAAAGGTGCTGCATATCTTCCAGTTTTATGCTGCTTGCAATTCCCTGAACCAGACAATCACGCATCTGGAATCTGATATGGGTATCGTTATGACTCAAAGCAATCTTAAAACTGCAATCTTAAAAAATAAAAAATATATTGGTGTGTTCCGTGATAACGATCATTATTGTCCTGCCATCATTCCATTGGATCTGTTTGAGCGTGTACAGGAGCTGCTTGCTATTAATGTCAAAATCAGCCAGAAATATAACTATATATTTAGTGGTTTACTCCGCTGTACTCACTGCGGTCATTCATTTTCTGGTGCTACACGAAAAATAAAGAAAAAGGCTGGTGGCTTTTACAAATATCCTCTCTACAAATGTCATGGCGCCTATCCAAGCAAGCGTTGCAGCAATCGCAAAGTTATATTCGAATCATGTATAGAAAGGTACCTGATTGCAAATATCAAGCCTCTCCTGCAGGAGCATATTGCAGAATATGAAATTACAAGTGCTAAAGTGATTGATTATGATTCCCGGAGAGCAGCACTCCTGAGAAAAATTGATAAGTTGAAAGATCTGTACATAAATGACATAATTACTATGGATGAACTAAAAAGAGATAAAGAGAAATATATAAAAGAATTGGAGAATCTCCCACGTAACCAGGAGCAGAAAGATCTGGCTCCAATCCGGAAGCTCTTAAAGATGGATCTGGAATCTATATATCAGACATTGGAACCAGCCGAACGCCGTCAGCTCTGGAGATCAGTCATTAAAGAAATCCAGATTGACGATCACAAGAATTTAAAGGTCATTTTTTTATGACCTTTTTGTAGTAGTAACTGATAGTAACCTGTTCTTTATTTGGATAGATCCTTATTTTTACTGCCCGGTTTATCTTTCTCACCCTGACTCTCTATATACTGATGGATTGTTTCAACAGGTGCTATATTTCAAAGATTTCTTTTGTTCTCTCTGACATCTTATCGTCCAGCATCTTTCTGCTATATTTCATAACCAGAATCAAACAAAAACACTGAATGAGAATTATTATCTAAACTCATTATGTACACTCACTTATTGCTTATTTCGACCGTCCAAATTCCAAGAGCATATTGTTCTTTTCTCTATTATAATATATTTATTGTGTCAGAACAAGTGTTTTGTGATTTTTTATAAATTTGAGCAGACATGCTCGAATGTGCAATTCATAGTGCAATTCATCCCATCACCTATAGAAGGCCACTGAAAAAGTCCTTTTTGCGTATAAATTAACACAAAATAAAGTACATCAATCAACTTTGAGACACTGTATATAGTATGAAAAAACAGTTTTTCAGCGGCGTCCCTATAGAGGTGAGGGAATTCTTGCTACGGTTGTTAAAAGAACTTTGTAATCGGATATTTTAATATGAAACATTTTCTTTTTTTACACGAATTTTATACTTCGTGTGCTATGATAAAACTATAAATCTAGAAATTCAAAAAGGAGACTATC